CCCGGACCTACGGCGTGCCCAACATCGAGCTAGTCGAGTCGTGGGCGGAGATAGCAGTCCCAGACCCGGACCTCCTTTAGCTGTTCGAAGTAGCCGGTCCAGGGCACGTAGTACCGGGCGCCGTCGTACTCGAACTCGAACTCCCGCTTTGAGACAGCCTCGGCGGCCCGAGCAAGACCCATGGCCTTCTCGAAGGACTTAGTCACTTCAAGAACGTGGAAGTACCCGGCTGAGGTCCCGAAGGTTGAGCCGCTGGTGTAGTCGGCCACGACGACGAAGACCGTCTCTCCCTCCATGGCATCGCAGCCGAACACCACCGACTCGTGTCCGCGCCCGTAGAAGGTGTAGTCGGTGTCTACCTCGGTTGTGGTGACCCGGGCCTCGACGCCGACAACGCGCCCGTCCTGGCAGCCGGCATCCCACCTGTCCGTGGGGTCAGGCTCCTTGACCCACCAGGTTTCTGTCTCGACGAGCACCTCAATTGCCACGTTGCTAATTCTACACCCCCTTATCTGGGTGCGGAATTCAAAATTCGAGTAGGTATTCTTCTAATCAGATCTTGCCCTCTATGATCGGGGCATGATATGGGCCTCTTTGCTCCTTGTCACCCTGGCTGTCGCCAGGATTACGAGGCTAGTAACGACGGACCGCATCATGGTGCGCTTTCGCCGTTGGGTCGTGAATCGCTGGGGCGAGGAATCTGAAGCTGCCTATCTAGCTCATTGCCGGTGGTGTGCCAGTATCTGGATTGCACTACCGGCTGCTGTTGGTTGGGCAATGCTCACTCTTCCTCTTCACCTGTGGTGGCTGGCCGGGCCAGCCTGGTTGGCTATGTCTCACGTGACTGGCCTGCTGTCCAGACTGGAGGAGCAGGACTAGATGGCTTGGAAGAGGAGCAACAACGCGCTGGCCGTTGTCTCAGATACCCCAGCGCCCGCTCGTCGTTCCCTACTCGCCAGCGCAATGCACATGAGGATGGACCAACAGTCCTATAACTCATGGCGCTTCAATGATGAAACATGGCAGCGGGAGCTATGGCGCCTCTACGACATCGTCCCCGAGTTCGGCTTTGCCGCCAGGTGGGTGGGACATTGCTGCTCGCGCGTCCGCATTTACGTGGCAAAGGTTGACGACCTCGGCAGAGTTCAAGGAGAAGCTAAACAAGCCAAGATCACGGCCCTGAGCGACTCCCTTTTCGGTGGCCCAGCCTCCAAGGCTGAGGCGCTACGCAACATGGGCATTGACCTGACGGTGGCTGGTGAGTGCTACATCGTCGGCCGCCCAGGTGACGAAGACGATCAGGACGAATGGTACGTCCTGTCTTCATCAGAGATGCGACGAATTCGTGGCGCCAACGGGGAGTGGAACTGGGGCTGGTGTGGGCCCGGGCAACCCATGAAGATCGACCTCACCCGGAACTTGGTCACCCGAGTTTGGACCCCACACCCCCAGCGGGTCTGGTGCGCCGACGCACCCTCCAGGTCCTGCCAGCCCACGCTGCGCCTGCTGGAGCAGTTGAACAAGTACATCTTCTCGCAGATCGACTCTCGTCTTGTCGGTGCCGGCCTGTTGATCATGCCCAATAACGTGGACCTGCCCGACGACCCGAATCTCAGTGCCGGCGAGTCCCTGATGCAGCGGATGGCCACCGCCGGTGCCGCCAGCCTGCGGGGCGAAGGATCTGCCCTGGGCGTGCTCCCCATGATCATCGAGTCGGAGAATGCCGAAGGCTGGAAGCTGCTCAGCTTCGAGTCCGAGCTTTCCAAGCAAGCCATCGAGCTTCGAAAAGAGGCCGTCGAGCGCCTCGGCGTGGGCATGGACATGCCTCCAGAGGTCCTCACTGGACTAGGCGACGCCAACCACTGGCAGGGCTACCTCGTCGATGGCCAAGGCATCAAGGTTCACATCGAACCACTGATGACAAGGATCTGTGACGCCCTCACCAAGGCGTACCTGAAGCCTGCCCTCAAACTCATGGGCGAGGACCCGAAGCGCTTCACCTACGCCTACGACACCAGTCCCCTGGTGGTACGCCCCCAGCGATTGCAGGATGCGCTGAACCTGTACGAGAAGGGCGCCATCAGCCTGCAGGCCCTGCGGGAGGCCGGGTACTTCAAGGAGTCGGACGCCCAGACCGAGGACGAGAGCGCCGGACTGCTGACCAAAGAAGTTCTGCTCCGCGACCCACAGCTATTCCAGAACGCGGCTGTGCGTCATGCCGCCGGTATCCCCGAGAGCGTCATTCCACAGACTTCAATGATCGCCCCTACGGCCCAGAGCATCAGCATGGGACCGGGTGGGGCCATCGGTGGTGGCGGAGGATCTGGCCCCCCGCCTCCGCCACCACCGCCTACCGGAATCATGGACGAGGGCCCTCAGCCCATCCCTCAGACGCCGATGAATCCGGCCACTCGCGAGTCGCCAGATATGGGTCCCCCGCCGAATGGCCTAGCAGCTTCGGCCTGGACTACCCAGGAGATGGGCGTCGTTGTCCTGGCCGAAGCAACAGTGCGTCGAGGACTGGAGCTAGCTGGCAAGCGGCTGCTGACCAACCAGAACCGACACCGGTTCCCGGACGTACCCCACATGGAATTGCACACCCGTATCGCGGTGCAGGACCAGGCGCACGCCAACCGCCTCCTTCTCGGCGCCTGGAGCCAGTTGGACGCCATGACCAAGTTCGTGGCCGACGACTTCGACACCGCGCGTCTACAGCAGAGCCTGACCAAGTACTGCTCCACCCTGCTCGTCCGAGGCATTGCCCACGACCCACCAAGCCTGCTGGCTGCGCTCCAGCGCGATGGCGTCGTCCATGCCAAGTAAGGGGGCCGAGGAGTCGGTGTTCAAGGCTGCGTCTACGGGACTGAAGCGGTGGCTTGACCGCGCCCGTGATGCTGTCATGGCTCCGTTCCGTCAGTTCAAGGCACAGCCGAATCCGCAGACCATTGCTGCCACTGTCCCGGCGTGGCAGGCGCAGGTGGACCGGATCGTCGCTGCTCTGACTCCGGCGCTGCAGGAGGGCTGGGCCGGTGCGCATCTTCCTGGCGACTATGACCCACGTGACCCGTACATCCAGGCGAATCTGGCCCTGACCTACAACCTGCTGGTCCGAATCCCCGACGAGGTCCACGCCAAGGTGGTGGCCCAGATCCTTGAGGGCACCAATGCCGGGGAGACCGTCGATCAGGTCGCTCATCGGGTCGAGCGGGTCCTGACCTACACCGGCAGCGAGAACTGGGATGGGCGGGCCAGGCTTATCGCTCAGACGGAGACGACTCGTCATGCCGCCAGTTCCATGTTGGCCCACGCTCTGCTGGTTGCGAAGCAGGACAAGCGCTCGCTCATGAAGCGCTGGGACACGATCATGGACGATCGCGAACGCGACGCTCACCGCCACGTTAATGGTCAGACAGTTTCTCTTGGTCAGCCATTCCTCGTTGAAGGTTTCCCGATGATGCACCCAGGCGACCCTAAGGCTCCGCCGAACCTCGTATGCGGCTGCCGCTGCTCCCTACATATCCAGGAGGTGGCCTGATGGCTATTCGTTGGAAAGGCCTCATCGCTCCCACCGAAGTGCCTACGGGCGACGGGCGCATGTTTGCGGCCGGGAAGATGACTCATCGCCCTACGCCAATGCCGATGATGGTGCGGTTCGGCTCTGGCGGTCACGATGGCGCCACGGTCGTGGGCAAGGTCAACCGTGTCTTCGACGGTCCCGGCGGCTACTGGGGTGAGGGTGAGTTCCTGGACCCGGCCATGGTGCCCGAAGTGCCGAAGGCCATCTACATGCTGAAGGAGAAGGTTATGGGTCCCTCGGTGGACCTGGACCGCGACTTCACGGTGGAGGCCGTCAAGCATCCTTCCCGTCCAGACAAGCGGGCTGGCCTGTTCAAGGAGTACAACGTTATCGGCGTGACCCTGGTGCCGATGCCAGCCTTCCACCAGGTTCACATGTCCATCGAAACCGATCCTGAGCCCACCCGTTACCTCGAACTGAAGGTGGACTCGGATGCTGACAAGACGCTCCTGGCCTCGCTGGGCATCGACGCCTACGACTGGCCGTACTTCGACGTCAACGCCGAAAGCTGGAAGCAGTGGCCGCTGGCCCCCCGGGACTACAAGTACGACGCTGACGACGCCGTCAAGAGGATCGCCTACTGGGCCGGCATCGGGTCCGAGAATCCGAGCATTGACCGGTATTCATCAGCATTTCTATGGCGCAACGGCAACCAGACTGGCGACAGCCTGGCTCAGGATTCCTTCCGTCTGCCGCTGTGCGACATCATCAATGACGAGCCCCATTTGATCTACCACGCTGTCTACTCTGCGGCGGCGCTTCTTTCTGGGGCACATGGGGGTCTGCCCAACATCCCGCACGAAGACCAACAGAACATGATCCCCGTGATCAATGAACTGTATTCTGTGATGGCTCAGGCCTTCGGCGACTCCAATTTGGTGTCGCCATTCATGGAAAAAGTACGCCAGCAGCAGCAGGCGTCAATGAGCCCAGAAGAGGATTGTGGGTGCGAGGACATGCCAACGCCGAATGTGACGATCAACATCGGAGACGGGGTGTCCCAGTTCCCCGCCACGACCACCAGCACCGCCAACAGTGTCAACATGACCGTCGGTGCTGCCGACGAGTTCGCTGCTGACAAGACCCCCTACGGCAACGTCAAGTACGCCGATCCTGGCTACCAGGATGATGGCATCAAGCGGTACCCGCTTGACTCCGAGGAGCACTGCCGGGCGGCATGGAGCTACATCAACATGCCGAAGAACGCGGCTAAGTACTCTCCGGAGGAACTGGACAAGATCAAGGGGCGGATCCGGGAGGCGCTGAAGAAGTATGGCGTCCAGGTCTCTGAGGATGAGTCTTCGCAGGGGCAAATGGCAGCGGGCGTGGAGGATGTTGACCAAGCCGCCATTCTGGCTTCCGTCGCCCCGCTGGCACCGCCGACCTCGTGGTTTGAAAACCCGAGGCTCAAGGCACCGACGCGGCTAACCATCGATGACGATGGCCACATCTTCGGGCACCTGGCCCAGTGGAAGGTCTGTCACGTCGGCATCGGCAAGTCCTGCGTCATGGCCCCGAAGAGTCGCACCCACTACAGCCTGTTCAAGGTCGGGACCCTTCGGACCGAGGATGGGTCCTCGGTGGACATTGGCAAGATCACCCTGGGCACTGGGCATGCAGATGCCACCTGGGGCGTCATGCCCAGCCGCGAGCACTACGACAACACGGGCTGGGCCGCCGCTGTGGTCAACATCGGCGAGGACCAGCACGGCATCTGGATTAATGGCTCCCTGACCACCACCATGACCCCGGAGCGGGTAGCGGAGCTTCGCGCCTCAGCCTTGTCCGGCGACTGGCGCTACGTGAACGGGAACCTTGAACTGGTCGCTGCCTTGGCCGTCAACAACCCAGGTTTCCCCATCTACCGGGAGCAGAGCGGCCACGCCTTCAGCCTCATGGCCGTGGGTGTCATCGGCCAGGAGCAGGAGGACGACGTGAGCACCGAATTCAGCATGGAGACCGAGGGCGAGTTCGAGGACCTGGAATCCGAAGAGACGGACGAGGGTGTCGATACGGAGCTAGCCGCTCGCATCGAGCGACTGGCCCAGATCGAACAGGACCTGGAGGAGCACAACCGGGAGCGGCGGATGGCTCAGCTAGCCGCCATTGACCAGCAGCGCGAAAGTCTGGCCGATAACGGTCGCCCGGTCCCCGCTGGTGCTGTCTCCCCCACCAGCGAGGACGACGCCATCTTCATCCAGTACAACGCGAGGTACCAGGCTCTAGCTGAGGAGTAGTGGCCACATGGCCATTGACGTGGACCTGCGGTCATGGGACTTCGTTCCAGCCGATGATGACTGGGGCGACATCTTCGCCATTGACCTGGGCCGGTGGCGCCCGGAGCTTCACCCTCGTGACAGCCATGGTCGATTCCGCAACTCCTGGAGGCTTCCAGATGCGGCCATGGCTCAGGTGGAGAGGCTCCTGCGTGGCTTCAACCCGCCTCCGCTCAGGTCTGATGCCCATGCAGCTAGCTACCTCAAGGGGCAGCGGGGTCCACGTAGCAAGAAGCAGCAGGATGCCCTGGACTACTTCCTCAGCCGAGAAGGCAACGAGGACATCCAGTCCACGCTAAGAGGCGGCTATGACCCTAGGCGCCCGGAGCCACAGTCTGCACGTATTGCCGAACTCGACGGGATGATGCGTCCCCTGGAACATGACTTGATCTTAAGTCGGGTCCTGGGGCCAGACGCCTTTGGTCTACCACCCGAGCGACTGGGTGAAGTCGAGGAATGGACCGGGCGCCGAGTCAACGACAAGGGCTTCTCGCCCATGAACGCGGGTACTGCGTACCCCGTCGGCGGTCCCCATATCGAGATGAGGGTTCTGGTTCCCAAGGGCACCAAGGCCATCGTCGTCGGCAGCGGCAACCCTAACGATCCTAATGGACGCACGGTCATCCTGGACCGTGAGCAGCCCCTGCGTATCGGCAAGGTGGAGAAGGACGGTCGGGGCGGCTTCTATGCTCTCGCTACCGTGGCCCCTACCCGGGGGGCCAAGGGCGAGCAGCCAACCACAGGTCTGGGCCGTGACCTTCCCGCCGCCCAGCGGTCCCCAGCTATTGAGGCAACACCGGACGAGTTTCAGCGTCGTGGCCTGGAGCCTGAGGCCCCGCCCGGACCGCAGGAACAGCCGGATCGGTTCGGACCCGCTACTCCACCTGGCCCAGCACCGGTTGCGAAGGCGGCACCGGCAGCAGCACCGCCTGCTCCTTCGCCTGCACCCGAAGGTCCCCCACTAGAGCAGCCGTCTCCAGCCAAGGCCATTCGGGAAGCTGGCGGTCGGGTACCAACCGGTGCCGGCCGGGTCACCGACGAATCCAGCCTCAACGCTCCCGAGGCAGCAGCACCAGCACCAGCGCCAAGGAAGAGGGGCGGCCCCGGTCAGCAGGTCATTCCGGAGGAAGAGGCCCGGCTTCAGGACAGACAGCAGCGTCTGGACGCACAGGCAAAGGAGCAGGAGGCTCGGGAGAAGCGACTTCAGGCGGCCACACAGCAGCTTCTGCTAGCTCGTGAGCGCGAGATCCAGCGCAAAGACGCCGAGATCGAGCGCCTGCAGGCTCAGCGAGAAGCTGACATTGCCGGCCGCACCATCCGGGCCGACGAGGGTACTCAGGCGCGTCTGGAACGTATCGACAGGGAGCGCAACGACGCCGTCGTCAAGGCCGACGAGAAGAATCGTCAAGCTCCAGGCTGGCCGGCCACCAGCGAGGACACCCGCATTGCCGAGCATGCCAACCAAATCAGGCGTGAGCGCGGTGAACCTGAGCTAGATATCCCAGAAAATGCCCCTCCAGCAACTCCTATGGAAGGGGAGATCCCAGCACCGGTCAAGCGGGCCCGGAAGGTGGCCGCTAAGGCTGCTCCTGAGGGTGCGCCAGAGGCTGCTCCAGCCAAGCGGGCTCGTAAGGCCGCTAAGGCAGCGCCTGAAGCTGCTCCTGAGGCAGCGCCAGAGGCTCCGGCCAAGCGGGTTCGTAAGGTGGCCCAGAAGGCGGCGCCTGAGGTCGTTCCCGAAGCTGCTGCACCAGAAGCACCTCCGGTCAAGAAGGCTGCACGGGCCGCCAAGGCTACTGTTCCTGAGGCTGCTGTTCCGGAGGGAGAGAAGGACCTCAGGGGCATCTCCTACGAGGATGCTCTGAAGCTTCCTCCTGAGCAGTGGCAGCAGCGTCTGCGTCAGATCCAGGACGACCTGAAGTTCATGAAGGAGGCGCGTAAGGCTGCACCAGAGGGTGCTCCTGAGGCACCTCCGACCAAGAAGGCAGCCAGGGTTGCCAAGAAGGCTGCGCCTGAAGCTGTCCCCGAGGCTCCGGCTAAGAAGGCTGCCGTCAAGCGGGTGGCCAAGAAGGCTGCCCCCGAAGCAGTCAAGGCCGTTCCGGAAAAGAAGGTCTATCCGGAGCGTCAGCCCAAGACCATGAAAGAACTGCAGGACATGTCGGATGACGAGATCATCCGTTATGCCGACAGTCTTGAAGGTCCACCCCAGAACTCCTCTGAAGTCGTCGCCAAGCGCATGGCGCAGGCAGCACGCAACCGTAAGGAAGAAGGCGCGCCTCCAGGGGAGACCATCGCGGAGCGGGTTAAGCGCCAGGCGCGACCTTCCCCGGAGGCTAAGCCCCGACCTCGGGGTCCTGCGAAGACCGCCGAGCAGATCCGGGCAGAGAACGAAGCATCAAAGGCAGAGACCCGTCGCCTGGAGGAACAAGCTTTTCCAGAGCGCAAGCGCCCAGTAGCCAAGAAGCGTGGCCCCGGGAAGACCGCCGAGCAGATCCGGGCAGAGAACGAAGCATCGAAGGCTGAGACGGCGCGTCTAGCCAAGAAGCTTCCCGCCAAGACGCCGATGACCCAGGCGGAGCGTGAGGCGAAGGAGAAGCTTCCTTCTCCGACAGCCAAGAAGGCAGCGAACAAGCTCGTCAAGCTACGGGCCGAGGCCTTCGACAAGAACGTCCCCGACATCCCCGGAGAAGAGGGCATCGCCCTTCGCCGTGCCCAGAAGCAACTGGCCGAGGGTCGGGCCGTCTCCGAGGTCAAGCAGGACCTGAACGACAGGGCCGAGTTCCTTCGTCGTGCGGCCGAGATCGAGCGCGAGGACCCCAACGACCTGACTGGACGTCGGGCCGTTCGCCTAGACGAGCTAGCGGATACCTACGAACGTGCTGCCGACATGGCCGGCAAGCGTGGACCTAACCCTGACCGGCTAGTTCCTGGTGACAAGGTTGAGCGCACCAACAAGGACAAGTCGATCACCAAGGGAACCGTTGCCAAGCGGGGACGGCTGACCTACATCGACTGGGAGAACGGCGAGAGCCAGCGGGTTCTGCCTTCTCGTCCTGGCCGTGGCATCAAGAAGGTTGGCGGCGCGGAGCCTGGTGTCGAAGTACCCAAGGCCGAGAAGCCACGCACCCTGGTTGAACTGCGCAAGGAGGCCGGCACCCTCAATGTTCCTGGCCGTTCCCGCATGGACCGGGCGCAGCTTGAGGATGCCCTGGCTGCTCGGCGCAAGAAAGAAGGCGAAAGCGACGAGGAGCATGCCGCCCGGCTAGCGAAGCTGAATGAGCGACCCACAGTCACCCGGGCTGCGCCAAGGAAGGTGGCCAAGGCGCGGGAGGCTGCTCCGGAGGCGGCACCTGAGCCAGCACCGGAAGCTCCGGCGCCGGCCAAGAAGGCTCGTCCCACCGTCAAGAAGGCGGCAG